CACGAAGTCAAGCATCTCTTGCGTTGGCGTGTTGGGATCGTCCAGCGTCAGAGCAAACTGCCTGCTCGCTGTAGGCGCATCTCCAAACTTGTGCTGAAAGCCACGACCAACAAGTTCACGGCTCGATAAAACAGACATTACGCAGCCCCTACGATTTCAACTGTGCCACCAAGGTTGCGAATTTCATTGCGAATCTCATCAAGTTTGCGGACCTGCTTTCGAGCCTCTTGCACGGCAGGGTCTTCGCGGCCTGTGGCAAGTGCGAGCACTTGGCTGATGCCTCCAGAACGAATGTCAGAAACCTCTAGAGCCTTGTTAGTGTTGGCGGCCAACTTGTCGAGACGCTCGACTTCCATGTCGTAACTCATCTCTGCGTACTTATTGCGGACATCCAAGATTTCTTTCTGCCGCTTCTCCTCGGCCTTCAGGGCCTCCTCGGCTGCCTTCTTTCTGGCAGCCTCTTCTTTTTCTGCTGCCTTCTTCGCGTCTTCTGCTGCTTGGTCAGCACCGCTTGCTGGTTCGCCACGATTTTCAAAACGCTTTCGCCCTTCGGCAACCCATTCCGATGCCATGCCAGTACCAGCGGCAATAGGCTCTGCTTCTCTTGTCGCTCTGTCGGCAGCATCCGCCGCCGCCTTCATATCTTCTTGGGCTCTTTGTCCTAGTTCTTGCGAGAAGTTTTTCAGAAAGTCACCGGCAGCACTACTGAAGAGACCTACAAAACTGGCAGCCCATTTCGATGCCTCTGCCAAAAACGTATTGAATACGCCCCGGACAAAATAAAAAGCCGCTTCAGCCGCTGCTACTGCTCTGGTGAAGATGTCAAACACGGAAGCCATGACATCTAGTGCGCTAGAAAAAGATTCGCCCCACGAGTTTATGTCGCCAATGAAATAATCAAATATGCCAGCAAGATACTCAGCACCATCAAAGAGTGCCGTTGTGATTGAGTCCGCGAGCGCAGTACCGCCAGTGCCGTCTCCAAGTCCTTGATACCCCTCAATAAAGGAAAGCAGGTCTTCAGCCATAGCACTGATGACTGGTGCCAGGTTTGCAGTCACCTGCCCGACAATTCCTTCAAACGTAGCGTAGACGAGCCCCAGAGCCCCGTTCATTTCCTTGATGGCTGAAGTCTGATCCTCAGACAACACGATTCCCAGCCGCTCGGCACGCTCTGCAAGTGCATCCATACCTGCACCGCCTTGAGCCAGCAGCGGCTGCAAGGCAGTCAAATCTGACGACATAGCCTCCAGGTAGAACGTCATCTCCGCTTGTGACAGGCCAGCCTTCTCAAGGCTGTCGACATATAACTGCAGCGCATCTGGGCCGGAAAGATTTTTGAACTGCTCTGCAGTCACGCCAACCTTCGGCGCGATGTTCTCAAAGAAGTCGGCCATCGGCCCGCCGCCGGTCTGCAGGAAATCACCAACGCGGTCGCCAACATCTTTGAGGATGTCGGCAAACTTGTCCTGCTCGATGCCTACGGTTGCAGCCGCTGTGGCGAGGCCCTGAAACTGCGTCACAGATGTATTCGCTACCGACGCAAGTCGGCTTAGTTCCCCAACGCTCTGCGTGATGTTGGACACCATGCTGCCAATCGCTGACGCCACTGAGCGGAAAGCGTCGGCAAGAACTCGCCCGATCTCAATAGCAGTGAGGATGCGAAGGTTGCCAGCCATCTTCTTCAGCATGCTGTTGGTCTGACTGCCTTCTTTGTCGACCTCATTAAACTGGCTAGCCAAACGATCCTGGGCCCGCTGGAACTGGCTCGTATCAATCGCACCTTGCCGCAGCAGGCTTTCAAGTTCTTCAAGTTGCTCTGCGTGCTTTTCTTCGGCGGTCATGTTTGCACGGATGACTGCCTCACCACGCTTCATCACTGCCTGCTTTGCGTCTTCAGCGGCCCTGACCATTGCAGCAGCTTCAGCGGCTTCCTCCGCCGCCTTCTTGGTTGCTGTGGCTTCTGCTTCCTTCGCAGCCTGAGCCTGCCCGCTGGCATCGTAGACGGCCTTCGCGTATGTCTCCTGTGAGATGGCACCCTGCGATAGCAGATCGTTGAGCCTAGCCACCGATGCAGCACGCTTGTCTTCTTCAGACGTGTACTTCGCGGTTAGGCTTGCTCCCTCAGAGAATGCCGCTGCCTGATCTGTCGCGGCCTTAGACAAGGCATCCATCTCGGCCTTGAACTGCTCGGCGGTGACTTGACCAGTACGGAGTGCCGAGCCAAGGAAAGCGACATCGGTAGCGAGTTGCTGCTGTGCCGTCGCTGCTGCCGCGTTGCTTGCCCCAAGTTCGGACAAACTGCCGGAAGCCTTGCTGATTGAAGAACCGAGGCTGGTAAGAAGTTTGCCGACTTCTTTCGTGCCGGTTTTGATGCCGCCTGTATCGGCGGTGAACTTCATGTTGAGGCCAACGGCATTAGCCATCTTTGTTAGCCCTCAACTGTTCTGCGAGTTGCCTGAACGCCTCGGCTATCTGCGCATTGCTCTGCGGTGCCTTCTCGATTGGCACGAAGTCGATAGGCTTCGGCTGTCTCGATTTGCCGCAGTACGGTGCCAGGACCGCCGACGCCAAGACGCCCGTCTGATGCCAGGAATCTTGCAGCGGCATGTAGTAGCGATGAATCGCCATCCACTCGCTCAACTCTCTGCTGTCCATTGTCTGGCATAGTTGAGCCACCGTCATGCCGAGTTGCGCGGCCAGCCGGAAGAGGAAGACTCTGGCAGGCCGCATGTTCAGTTTTTTGCGAGTTCTTCTACGTCACTATCGGTGATCGCGTTGTGCTTCATCGCTGCTTCCCAAACGCGAGTAATCACGCGAGCAGACTTCGTAGCCAGTAGGTTGATTTCCTCGGAAGTGAAAAGCAGTTTTCCTTTCTCATCGCAGATCACACGCTGAAGGAACTTGCTGCGAAAGTTGTCAACTCCGGTGTTTTTGTTGACCATCCAATCGTTTTCGTAACTGTCACGCTCACCGACAGACATCACGCGGAGAAACACGCTGCCACCCCACTCAGGCACTTCCACTTCCTTTAGGCCCATGTCGTCGGCTGCGAGAATCTGTTCTTTGGTCAGAGCCATCTGGCTTCTCCTAGTTATCGACAATCTTGAGTGTCACCGTGTACTGCGTCACCCCATTGAGTTGAGGGGTGTACGCAACGGATTCCCAAACAGCATACGTCGAAAGTCCGACGCCACCACCGGAAATCTGCAGCAACTTTCGCTGGCCGAAGTTAGAGATATTCGTGTTTGTCGTGCCCAGGCAAGTCAGGGACACGGAGCCTTGCTCTGCAAGCCACTCCGTATCCCGCCCAGTGCGTGCGCCACCATAGTTCCAAGACAGGTCACGAACTTCTTTGAAGTCCACGCCGTTCCACGTTGCGGTGATGCTTACTGATTCGATTGCCAAGGCTACACCTCAACGCGAACAGTCGCACTTCCCCTATAGATGTCATTCATGACAGCATTGATGTTGGAGGCACTGCAAGTCGCAGTGGCACCAGAGAAAATACCAGTCACAGTAAATGAACCGGAACTTCCTGGGGCGACAGAACTATTTCCAAGATAGTCGAACGAAACCTCGATGCCAGTGCTGCCATCAGGACCGCCCTTTAGCGGTGCCTTCTGTGTCTTGAAGTAGTTATCTTTCGCGATACCTAGATGCGTGACATCAATCACAGCATCTTCGGAGTAGTTGACGGTGACGCTCGTGACTGAAAACGTCGTCCCCTTGTAAACCACAAACGTAGGCGTATCGTGTGGCGTTGCGTATGCCATTCTTAAATCTCCTGCCAGAGAACTTCGAAGTCCAATGTGACTGAGTATGCGATTGGCACCTCAGAACCCTCCAGGGCAACGGTGTCGTCGCTTTCTCCTGCGAGCCGCGCGATGCTCACCTTTGTATTTTCAAAAGAACCTGAGTACCCATCCAGACTTCGCCTCACGGCGTCAGCGATTTTTCGCACGGTGAAGTAGGTAGCGGCGTAGATTTCGTAGGTGATCGAAACAGTCGGCACCCCCATCGGCCCAGACAATGCCAGTTCCCTAGAGATGTTTCCGCGACTCCAGACGATGAACGGAAACTCGTCGCTTGCCTGTGCGATATGCGGATAGATTTTGTGGCCGACATACTGCGTCACCGACGCATCGCTGATTAGCCGGTTCCACAGCACAGACTCTGGAGAGCGGAACATCAAATCCCCTTCTGCATCCTGTAGGC